TATTTGTTTGAGATGCTGTCCAAATAGGTATTTGATACTCACCACTCATTGCTCTTAAATCAATATAGATACCGCCCTGTTCAGCATAATCTGAATTATTCTTTGAACTTGTGGATACTAATAAATCAGCGTAATCAATAATAATTAAATCAGGTTGAAACTTAGTCTGTCTAACCATATCAATATGTGCTGCAATAGTATTGGCAGTAATACCTTTTGGTGGATAGTATTTAATCATCAATCCACCTTTTAATCTACTTACTTTTTGCTTAATTTCATCTTTATTCTCTTTCAAATCAGATGATGGGATTGAAGTAAAAATCGTATCGTATCTTTGACCAACATAATTTTGTGTAAGTTCTAATGTATAATGTAATACATTTTTTCCGGCTTTTACCGCCGTAGCACCTAATGCAGATAAAACCCAAGTCTTTCCAATCCCAGATGGTGCAACAATAACTCCTAATTCTCCTGGCCCCAATCCACCATCCATTAAATCATCAATCACATCCCAATTGGTTGCAACAGTTCTTCGATTTACTTCTTCAAATCGAACTTCAATATCTTCTTTATAATCTAAACCTAAATCAGCAGTTTGCCCAACTTTAACCGCATCCCTAACCATCTTTTCAATCTTATCAAACTGCCCACTTTTAAGCAATTCAACTGAATTAAGAATTACATTTTTAAAGTTTTGATTTTTACAAAATATTACAAATTCTGATTTAACCCATTCCTTATCAGTATGCTGCATATTCTGATAAACTACTTTAAGTTGCCCTAATACATTTTGTTGTAAAGTGTTATCAGAAATTTTTTGAACTTCAGTTTTAAAATAATCAGTTGTAGGGGTATTTTTATATTTGTGAAAATACTTTTTTGTTAAATCTACAATCCACTTATTTGTATCTGCTTCAAAATATTTTGTTTCTAATATATCAGATACTTGCTCTAAAAAAGGTCTATCAACGATTAAATTCGCAACTACCTTTGTTTGATAGCTTTGTCCATACTTTGATAGATTATCTACATTTTGACTCATAAAACAAATATATTGTATATTTTTTTATTTTCCAAATTATTTAAGAATAAGATTTCCAAATGAACTTCTTAACCAATCATTTACATCAATCCAATTTTGCAATATCTTATATTTCATTCCCAATCCTATGAATTTCATTTTATCCAATGATTCAACTTCTTCTCTAAATCGTTCCACAATTTTTAATTTAGTAGTTCCGCTTATATCAGGATTATCTAATTGCATTAAATTAAAGTTTCTCTCAATAATTTTTTTACTATCTATAATAGTTTGAAAAACTTTGTATTTATCTTTCTCTGCTTCAGCAGCATTCAATAGTTCATCAATGGTAACTCTTTTATTTCTTTCAAATAGAGGTAATCTTTTTTGAAGTGTTTTTAAACCACACCCTTTTACTCCATCAATATTATCTGATTTATCACCATCTAAAACTCTATACCAAATAAAGTTTTCAGGATGAAAACCGTACAATTCAACCAATCTTTCTTTTGTGATCTTTTCTTTTTTAAGGGGATTCCAAACATTAATATTATCCGATACTAATTGCAAAAAATCTTTATCAGATGAAAGTATTAATCCATTTTCTTCTTCAGTTAAAACTTGCTTAGATAAATACCCAATTACATCATCGGCTTCAATATTATCAAACACCATAGTTGTGATTGGTAAAATACTTAAAATATTACCTAACCAACTTATCTGCCTTTTCAAACTAATTTGCTCATCTTCTTCACTCATCATATCATCATATTGGCGATTGACTCTGAATTTAACTTTTCTATCGGCTTTGTAATTTGAAAAAGTTTGTCTTCTCTTTTGAGAACCACCTTTACCATCAAAAACTACTATTACTCTAGTTGGATTCTCATTACGAATTACCATTCCTAATGATTTTAAAAATCCTACAACTCCTCCCACATGCTCACCATCCTCATTCATTGTGGGATTTGTACTCCAACATCTAAAGAATGTATTAAGACCATCTACAAATAAAACTTTTGAATTACGGGTTCTAACAATTGAATGTTCTTTATTTATTTCATTTAATAAACTTTTATATTTCTGATTCATATGAAATTATGTTTTATTTCTTCGGCAATTTTATCTATCACATCACGAGTAAAATGATGAAATTCATACCCATCTTCTTCATAATAAAATTGACTTTGTTTTAATGTATTACCTTCTCCGAATTTTAAAATATGTTCCGTTAAATTGATTTCTTTTAAAAGAGAAGTTAAACTTACAGAGTCTCCATTATAATCCATATTTAAATTTTCTAATAAAATAAGTTTAAAATTAACTTCGGTTGAATTTAAAAAATTTATAATATGCTTTAATTGAATAAAAAATTTATAATAAAAATCAAATAAATTTAATTGAATATTTTCTACAAAAGTATTAAATGATTTAATTTGTTTTTCAGTTAATTTACTATGCAATCCATTATGATAATACTGAGGATGAAGAAAAAAATTATCAGTAAGTGAGTACAAACTCAATTCGTGCAAATTTAATTCTTTATTTTCCCTCAAATCAATATATGAGAATCTATCTAAAAAAGATAATTGAAAAATTATACAATCACCCTTTTTATATTCAGATAGAAATCTTAATAGATTGGAAAAAATATCTGAATTACCTAATCCAGAAATGGATAAATTTTTTTGCTCTAATGTTAGATGATTAGCAACATCATTATAAATAGAGAGAGGAGTCTTTCCCCCCTCTCTATTATACGTTGAATATGAATCACCAAATATCCATAAGTTATTCATTATTCTACTTCATTCGGCAATGAACCATCAACTTCCATATTCTCAATATCATAAGTGTCTTTCTTATATTGAAGAATTGTAAGTTCACAAATTTTCTTATAAATCTGCTCTCTCAATTCAACATTATCCATCATCATCTTAATGAAATCTTTTGATTGGAATTTGATTACTTCACCGGTGTCAGTATCAGTATATTCATACCAAGCACCACCTTGTTTAACTAATTTGTTTTCCTTCATTACTGTCAGCCAACTTCCATAGTTATCAATACCTCTATCAAAGAAGATATCGAAATCAGCGGAACGCAATGGTGGCCCTAATCGATTTTTAACAACTTGTGCTCTAACTGATATACCTACCACTTTATCATTACCACCAACTTTCATTTTAATTTGACCAACGTTCTTTAATCTTAAACGAATCGAAGCGTGGAATGCCAAAGCCTTACCACCACTCGTTGTCCAAGGGTCACCGAACATTACTCCTAATTTCTGTCTTAATTGGTTTGTAAAGATAACTGCGATTTTCTGTCTACCAATAGTGTTGGTAATCTTTCTCATCGCCTTTGAAATGATAATTGCCTTATCAGTTGCGTAACCATCTTTATCATAATCCGCTTCCATCTCTTTTTTAGTAGAAGCCGCTGCTACTGAATCCACAACAATTGTTACCAATTTTTGTGCATCCTTTTCTCTAACCTTTTCAATAATAGTTTCTATTGTTTCAAATATATCTTCAACTGTATCTACACTTACATATAGAAGTTTGGATACATCTACTCCAATTGCATCAAAGAATTCTCTACTTACCGCAGTTTCAGTATCAATCAATACTGCAATACCACCTTGCTTTTGAGTTTCCGATAAAAGATGGGCAGAGAGTAAAGATTTACCACTCTGTTCCAATCCGGTTATTTCGGTAATTCTTCCAACAGGAATACCACCATATGGTCGGTTAGAAATAGCAACATCTAACATAGCAGCTCCGGTAGAAATCCAACCATTTACATTGGTAGGAGCCCCTTCGGAATCATCATCTAAATAAAAGGCGATTTTCTGGTCTTTTTGTTTTTTGTTCAGACTATCGACCAAAATGTCTGCTAAATCGGTTTTTGCCATAATCTATATTATTTGAATAAATCTTCGAATGCATCTGCTACTTGTTGAGTAGTTTTAGCTACCGATGGTTTTTCATCATTCCATGGTAAATCAGATGTTTTTGGTTGTGCCTTTGTTTTATCTGTTACTTCATCTAATTGATGAGGTGTAGAATCAAAATCAAACGAATCAGCTACTGATTGTTCGGTTTTAGCAACAACTGTCTCCTGAGTTGCAGAAGTTTCAGTATCATCGGTTGTGTTTCCACTTAACCAATTTTCTAAAATCTTCTTCAATTCATCGTAAGATAATTCAGAATAAATAGTTGTAATGTCTTTTTGATTTTCCAACAACTCTCTGATTTTAGAATCTTCGTCGTGCAATTTAGTAGAGTTAGGTTTTACTCTAATAGTTGTTGTTGGATAAGATGCCCCTCCCTCTGGTGCAGTATAATCTACTACAATATCTCTACCATTAAGTGGGTGAGATAAATCACCATAATCAGGGTCTGCAAAATAACCTAATAACTCTTGATAAACGGTTTTACCAAATCCCCAAAACTTAACTCCCTCATGCTCCAATCCTCTTACGATTACTGGTACAAAAGTTCTCAATTTTGGCTCCATCTTTTTAGCCTCACGGTAATCTTCTTTACCACCCATTCTTTTGAGTTTGTCTGCAAACTCTACGATTGGGTCAGGTCTTCCGAAAG